TTAAACCTATCTTTCCGTTTACTGATATAGTTGGTTGTGCAATATACTCTCCGTCAGACACTCCGAATTTATCAGTTCTTCCGCCATTTGGGTTTGTTCTTGGTTTATCTGCATGATCTTGACCAAATTGTGTGCCATCGGGCGCACCCGTCAGATTTACCATGGTTTTGCCATCAGGGCCCACCGCCTGGAAGCCACCCGAACTGGATGGGTTACGGGTCACAGCACCCGAAGAGTGTCCTTTTGAACTAGGACTAAAAAAGTCACCGATATCAGAACCAATCTTGGCACCAGCATCCCGTTGGCCGATTAGGCTCCCAAGGTCGCCACCAATTTTGGCTCCAATTTCGCCTTCCTCTATTCTTTCAAGTTTATCAATTAGTGTTCGTATATCGTTAATCATAAAATTCTCTGGCTTTGTATTTATTCGGATAAAAAGATTTGATAAAAATTCCATAAAGTACGCATATAACTGAAAGCCGTAGTATACTATAAATATGTTATCAGGAGTGTACTATGGCCCAACTACCGTTCGATTGGTCCGAACTAACTAGAAGTGATCTTACTGCCCTGTTCTGTACATTGAGAAATGATATAGTAGGGAAAACGCTCACCCCTAGCCAAATTCAAAAGCGTATCAATCGTGCGATAAAACCACACCTTCCCATAAAATTACGCAAGTGCATCTACCCTAAAACTGATTTTGGATTGGTTTATATCGGTGGGGTCTACTACAGCGATTTAGATAAAAAGGGTGTACCTGCTATAGAAGTCAATTTCAACTTCAACCCATTTGATTGCACAGTCAAAATGACTGAATATCGATTTCGTAGAATGGCCAGTCGTTTTGCAGACACAGTCATGCATGAAGTGATCCACATGCGACAATTCCGTGCTAGAAACTTCAAAAGTATTCCTGGTTATCAAAGCACAGCTGAATTGAGTAAAGAACGTAAAGAGCAAGAATACTACGGTGACACTGACGAAATGGGTGCATTTGCATTCAACATTGCCTGTGAGCTAATAGATCGGTTTGGATACGATCCAGTACCAATTAAACGTTATCTAGATTCTAACCAATCATACCGCCATAAAACCAGCTGGTGGTGTTATTATTTGAAAACTTTTAATTGGAATCACGATCATAAGATCATCCGCCGTATGAAAAACCTCATCATGCGCCAACTTGAAAATGCCTACCTAGGCAAACCATTTAAGACCACAAATCACTTGACTCACTGATAATTACTCTGTATAATAAACACTTATACAGTTAACTATTGGAGTCCACATGAGCGTTTGTGCCAGTCATATCTGGAGTTTGGAAAGTCATCCAAGCCGTTTAAACAAAGAAGCAATACTACTAGCCATTGCCCAAGAAGGTTGTGATGAATTTTTTGCGGGTTGCCAACTTGCATTGGACCCAATGGTTACTTTTGGTGTCAAACAAGTTGATGAGAAAACAGATAAAGATGGTCCTGGACTCAGTTGGGAAAATTTTGTTGTGCTTGCCAACGGTTTACGCAATCGTAACCTCACCGGTCATGATGCCCGTGATGCCATTGCCGAAGCCATAAAGATCGCAAAGAAAAAAGAATGGAATGGATGGTATCGACGCATCTTGATAAAAGATTTGCGTTGCGGTACTAGTGAAAAAACAATTAACAAAGTAGTGGAAAAGAAATATGTTAACTATGCTATTCCTGTATTTGGTTGTCAGCTTGCTCACGATAGTGCTAATCATGAGTCTAAGGTATCGGGCAAAAAACTTATCGAAGTTAAACTCGATGGAGTTAGAGTTATTACTATTGTACGTAGTGATGGTCGGGTGGACATGTTCAGTCGAAATGGTAAAGAACTTGCCAACTTCCCTCACATAGCTGAACAGATTGCCAATGTGGTTAAACAGAATCCTCCACCTTTTGATTTGATACTGGACGGTGAAGTTATGTCTAGCAGTTTCCAAGATCTCATGAAACAGGTGCATCGCAAGGACAATGTGAATGCCAAAGATGCTGATCTCTATCTGTTTGATTTTTGCCCATTCAAAGACTTTGAAGCTGGCATAAGTTCCTATCCACAAGTGGTGCGTAGCAAAATGGTCAGTACTTGGGTTGAGGATCATCAACTCATGTTGCCCAATATAAAGTATGTGGCCAACGAAGAAGTGGATCTAGACACACAAGAAGGCCAAACTCGTTTCAAGAAAATCAATGCGCAGGCCGTGGCAGGAGGTTATGAAGGCATCATGATCAAAGATCCACATGCACCTTACGAATGCAAGCGCAGTGTGGCATGGCTCAAACTGAAACCTTTTATCGAAGTTAGCCTTACAGTTGTGACCACGGAAGAAGGCACAGGTAAAAATATAGGCAAAATGGGTGCGTTGGTTTGCGAAGGAGTAGACGATGGTAAAGTCATTAGAGTAAATGTTGGTAGTGGATTTACTGATCAACAGCGTGACGATTTTTGGTCATGCCGAGTGGATGGACATGTGGTTGAAGTTCGTGCAGATGCTGTAACACAAAATCAAGACGGCACTTACAGTTTGCGTTTCCCTAGGTTCAAATCTTTTAGAGGATTTAAAACTGGTGAAAAACTTTAAAAATGCACTGCCATGGGGCTTGTCACTGTTTGTAATTTTACTGTTGTTGCCCATAGAAGACACTGTAGAACTTAACATTCATGCTAAACGATTCTGTGCGTATGGACAGGTGTATGTGGAATTCACTAAAGGCAGCAGAGTATGGGGCACAACATTCTTGGATGAATTTGGTAAACCAGTCACTTGCAACAGAAACAATGAAAATATAGTGGCTAGTGGTATGACGTCTTAAATACAGCATGAAAGAACACAAAGTAAATTCGTTAAATAATTTTATTATGGGCTGGTATATCAATCACGATGTTTGTGAACAGCTGATTGACATACATTCAAAAAGTGATTTTCAGTATCAAGGCGCATTTGGAGAGTCCCCTGAAAAACTGAAATTTGATAAAGGCATAAAAGATTCCACTGATGTTCCACTAAGTCCAGACAGTGTGCCTCAAAACTACATTGACAATTTGTTTATGTGTGCTAAAATGTACATGGACAAATACAAATATTGCGACCTAGGAGAGTTTGGACTGTATGAAAACACACAGATACAATACTATCCACCAGGCGGCGGCTACAAGGAATGGCACATGGAGAAGGGTGGCATAGCGTGGCCCATAGTTACGAGGCACCTAGTGTTTATGACCTATTTGAATGATGTCCATGACTGCGGAGGAACTGAATTTCTCTATCAAGGCATAACTACAAAAGCAGAAAAAGGCCTTACGTTGATATGGCCGCCTGAATGGACTTTCACACATCGTAGTCAGATAAGTCCCAGTCAAGAAAAATACATAATAACAGGTTGGTTGAATTTGAAAACTTATCCCTTGGAAGGAAATAAAAATGCGTAGTAATTATTGGACATGCTCAAAATTTGCAGACTGGTTGCGTGGCACGCCAAAACCTGGCGCCGCCACCAGCGAAGATTGGGAGGCATGGGCAGAAAAAGCCAAAGCCGCACATCCTATCCGTTATTGGATAGCTGATGATGCATTGGACTTTTTACAAACAGTTGTATATTGCATTCCGGATAAATTAAATGATGTTCGATATTATATTAATAATCGCTGGGTTAGCCGTAGTCATAGTCTTACTGCTCATGTACGCGATATTCGTCCTGGCTCTTGGAGCGATGTTGGGGATAGATTCCTTCCATGTCTTTTTAACGAACTCGTTAACTTTGTTGAAGTCGAACAAGCGTGGCACTATGTGATGTGGAATGACGAGGAACGTAAGCAGTTTGATGTACCTTGGTATCGCAGTGGCTGGTTGCGCTGGCGTACTTGGCGTTGCCCAGAAGCTGGCATGGCTTATTTGAATTGGGCAAGCACACTCACTAACGAAGAGTTCCTTGACGATGATAAAAAGTCCGAGGCTGTTCCTACATATCAAGCCAAGGCCGCTAAGGAAATCATCGAACTTTACACTTGGTGGACTACTACATATCGCAATCGTCCAGATCCTTACGAAGCCAGTGGATGGACTGCTGTATGTGAAGCAAGTCGTGCAGCCAATGGTGGCCGACTACATTTTGGTACAGAAAAAAATCTTGCGCTTAAAAAGGCTAGTGACAAGGCACACAAGTTACTTCAAAAGATTGAAGCGGACTACGAGAAAGAAGATGAAGCTATGATGATTCGTCTTATCAAAATCCGTCAAAGTCTATGGACTTGAAGTCGGTCAAGGATCAACTGGATGCAATTGGTCCAGGTATGTGTCTTGCCAAGTGGAAGCAGGTCACAGTGCATTTGGCCACAGGGCACACGCATAGTTGTCACCATCCTGGCACACATGTGATACCCATAGAAGAAATTAAGATAAATCCCAGTGCCCTGCATAACACACAATTTAAAAAAAATAAACGCAAAGAAATGATGTCTGGGGTTCGTCCCAGCGAATGCCAGTACTGCTGGAATGTGGAGGATGCAGTAAAGACTGACACTGTTTACAGTGACCGTGTGGTAAAAAGTGCAGATGTATGGGCACTGCCGCATTTCAATAAAGTGATCGATACTGGCTATGAAAAAAATATATCTCCTAGCTACATGGAAATCAGTTTCAGCTCAGCATGTAATTTCAAATGTGCCTATTGCAGTCCTGAGATCAGTAGCAAATGGATGGAAGAAATACAGGAACATGGTGCTTACAGAACTCATCTAGCCTATAATGGGTTGGATCATTTCAAACAGATGAAAAAAATGCCCATACCAGAACGTGAGGACAACCCATATGTGGAGGCGTTTTGGAAATGGTGGCCTGAAGTTTATCCTGAACTGCACACCTTTCGCATAACTGGTGGCGAACCGTTAATGACCAAACACACATTCAAGGTGTTGGATTACATTATTGCCAATCCCAATCCCAATCTAGAGTTGGGCATCAACAGCAATCTAGGAGTTCCAAAAAAACTCATTGATGAGTTTATAGACAAAATGAAAGTGATACTGCAAAACAAATGTGTTAAATCTGTTATGTTGTACACCAGTTGCGAAGCACACGGGGCTAGAGCAGAATATATAAGATTTGGTTTGAAATATCAAGAATGGTATGCCAACTGTCAAAGACTGTTGAGTGAACTTCCCACTTTGGAATTCAGCATCATGTCCACTTACAATGCTCTCAGCGTGACTTCATATGATTTGTTTTTGACAGATTGGCTCAATCTCAAAAAAGATTTCAAAACTGCCAACCGCAACATAACTTTTGATGCGCCTTATTTGAGAAACCCCGTGTGGCTTACCATAGGAATTTTGCCAAAAGAATACTTGCCTATGTGTGAAAGCAGTTACCATTTTGTAAAAGACAATGCTCCGCATTTCCAAGATCATGAAATAGCCACATTGAAACGTGTGCATGAGCTGTTTCAGTCACAAGTCAAAAACCCGATACCCTATGTGGATACCTGGCGTAAAGATTTTTATTTGTTTGTGAACGAGCATGATCGCAGACGTGGTACTAATTTTTTAAAAACATTTCCCGAAATGACAGACTTTTACCATTTTTGCAGCCAATTTTGATGGTTGACATTTTAGTGCAACTGCACTATAATATACACTTGACAACACACAGGAGTGAACTGAATGGCCAAGACTGCATTTACTAATCGAACTGCAAAACCCAAGGACTCCAGTCCCGTTTGGGATGGCGTAGAAACCATGACCGCGGAACAATTTCAACGTCACTGGCACAACGCAATGTCATACTATCGTTTGGAGTTCAGCGGCAAAGATCTGAAGCCAGCAGTTATCAAATGGATGACTGGTATTGGTTGCACCAAAGCTGATGTGGCCGCTTTTAAGAAAACCAAAGATAATCGTTGTAGTGTTACAATGGGCGCCATTGCATCCTGCTTGCTCCGTGGCATGCCCGCAGTTCGTGATGATTTCAACCAAGGACGTGATACAGCGGAATGGTTGCGCAACGAAATTACCAGTGTGATTGAAGCTGGTAAAAACGATATTGAAGAAGTTGAAGCAAAAGAAACTAAACCCTTAGTAGTACAGCCCAGTATCCAAGAACGTTTGCGTGAAACAGCATTCAAAATGACACAAGAAATTGAAGATGCTATAGAAGGTTTCCAAACTGATCCTGAAAATTTTGATCCAAAAGCATTCAAAATGCTCAACTTGCTCAAGGGCAAAGAGGTCAAAGCCGCCCACGCTAGGGTTATTAAAACCCTCTACAGCAGGGATTTAGCTGAGCTCACTGAGTTGGCTAGCGGGCAAGCAGATGAACAGCTTAAAGAGGGTTATAGCCACCGTACAAAGAAGCAAATTCGTAATTTGATTGCATTTTATCAAGAGATTATGAGTGCATGTGACATGTTAGCACAAGAGGCCAAAGTTAATCGCAAGCCAAAAGCTCGTAAAACACAACCAAAAGAAAAGGTTGTAGCCAAAATGAAATACAAAAAATCGGACGAGCCTTTGAAATTGGTTAGTATCAACCCTGTGGATGTTATTGGTGCCAAAGAACTTTGGATTTTTAACACAAAGACACGTAAATTGGGTCGTTATGTTGCAGATGAATACAAGGACTTGGGTGTGAAAGGTACCACAATAACTGGATTTAATACCACTGCAAGTGTATGCAAGACACTACGCAAGCCGGAAGAAAAGCTGAAAGAGTTCAAGGCGGCAGGCAAAGTACAACTACGCAAGTTCCTGGACAGTATCAATGCTACGGACACCATGATGAACGGGCGTATCAACGAAGAAACCATACTGCTTAGAGTGCAAAGTTGATTTAGAAATAATGGATAAATACTCCAAAGAGAGTGTTTATCCATGGCCCAACAAATAACTGATAATCTAGAAGTTTCCGGAAATCTACAAGTAGAGTCAAATCTAGTTGTAAAGGGAACTATCACTACAGATACCTTCAACGTAAAAAATCTTGTTACGCCCAACGGCAGTTTGGCCAGTGTGGGAAATTGGACCTATGCTACGGAACAAGAACTCAATGGCAAAGGTCTCAGCTGGAGTTGGGAACAAGGCAGCACCCAGCTGTCATATAGAGACGGCAATAGACTGCGAGTGAACAGTCATTTTGATCTCAGTGCCGCGGCATTCAGTTACAAGATAGACAACATTGCTGTACTGAGTGCAGACCAACTGGGCACCACTGTTGTAAAAAGTAACCTACAGCAAGTGGGCACACTGCACAGTTTGAAAGTGTCCGGCCCAACTAATCTTGCAGACCTTTTGTTTGTAGATGACGTATCAAATAGAATTGGTATAGGCACAGAAGAACCCACTGCAAGTTTAACCATATTGGACAACAATGTAGAAATTGGATTGGGAAGTCCAGATTATGGCATAGGCCATATTGGCACATACAGCAATTCGGACTTTGCCATTGTTACAGATGCACTGCCAAGAATATTGGTCAAGGCAACTGGAGATGTAAACATAGGTGACCCCATAAAGGGCGGCGGCAAACTGAATGTGTACGGCACACTTACTGCCACCAACGTGATAACAGATTACAAAGTTGAAAGATCAAACCCAATCAACTTTAAGGCCAGCCAGGGTCAGGACATTTACGGACTAGGACTTGCATGGACAGGAACTGGCAATGCACGTCAGCTGATCATGATGGCTGGTCCTGACAGATTATGGAGCACTGAAAGTATCGATCTAGCTCCGCATCAGGCCTATTATCTAAATGGCATGGTTGCTTTGAGCTCCGACGGGCTTGGTCCAACACTGTTGAATTCCAGTTTGCAAACGCTGGGAACATTAACAAGTTTGCACGTGGCTGGTCACAGCGATTTGGGTCATGTGAAAGCAGAAAACTTGACCTTGTCTTTGGAAACAAACAGTGCAAGATATGATCAAAACAGCATTGACAGCAATACCAACTTTGCTATCAAGATCAACGGTGAAAATCTTTTGGCTCTCAGCAATGAACGGGTAACATTGGGAGACGTACAACAGCAACATAAACCAGTTCAACTTTTTGGTGCTGTAAGTATCAACGTGAACACGCCGGATCCCGACTTAAGTCTTGCAGTGAATGGCAACTACATGTTGGGCGGCAAACGATTTGTGCATTTCCCAAGCGCACCAGCAACTGGCGAATATCAACTGGGTGACATCTGTTGGAATACAGCACCTACACCAAATAGCTACATTGGTTGGATCTGCGTGGCCAGTGGCACTCCTGGCCTTTGGAACGGCTTTGGTATAATTGCCAGCCAATAATATTGACCTTACACTATAAAAGTGTATAATTACTATATGCGGACTTAGACGCTCATCCCGCATTATAAACTCTGCGTGTCATTGTTCATAAAGGAAAACAACAATGGCAAAATACTACTCAACAAAACACTACGGACATAACATTGGACTCAGTGCTGTATTTAGACAGCCCAATGCAGATCATTCACATTGTCATCTGTTACATGGTTACAGTCTGGCATTTACATTTACATTTGGCTGTGACACACTAGACAACAAGAACTGGGCAGTAGACTTCGGCGGACTTAAGAAGCTCAAAGCCTGGTTAGAAGACAGGTTTGATCACAAACTATGTTTGGATCAACATGATCCGTATCTTGCCAAATTTCAAGAACTGGCGGCACTGGATCTGGCAGAGATTAGAATATTTGATGGTGTAGGTGCTGAGAAGTTTGCCTACCATGCATTCAATTATGCCAATGATTTGATACAGGAAGCCAGCAACGGGCGTTGTTATTGTGTAAGGGTAGAATGTGCAGAACACGGTGCTAACTCAGCTATCTACGAAGGTTAAGCCCTATATTGAGTGGGTTGCAACTGTGGCATTCTTGTGCTCAGTCGCACTTACCAGTTTCAATTTCTATCCCGAGTATCTGTATGCTAGTCTTGTTACCAACGCACTTTGGCTAGCAACAGGCATTATTTGGCGCAAGTGGTCGTTGATCATAGTTGAAACAGTGGTGTGCATCATGTATACTATAGGCATAATCAAATACTGGTTGGTATGAAACATCTTTGGCGACTTTGGGCAAAAGCACTGGGTGAAAAATCAGGTGATTCGGACGAGGAATCGGATCGAATTGCTTGCATTCGCACCTTAATTGTGTTATCATATGTACTTACAAACATTTTTATTATTCTCGGTGTCGTGAGACATTGGTAAAGGCACACATGAAACGTATAGGTTTTGCTTGCAAGTGGTTAGATGATCCCAGCGAAGTGAAGGGCATGAAGGTCAATGCCGCTAATAGAGAACTGAATGGTCGCAGTACCACCATGCGTTGGTTGCGTGAACATCCGTTAGAAGCTGAACAGCGCCAATATGATTTGATGAATCACAATACCACCGCCGCTATCAAGATGATAGAACGCATTGCAAGTCTTCCGCCCGAGCGCAGAATGGTGCGACTAGGGTCTGAGATGCTGAGTGGTTACACTGAGAAAGACTGGATTGACTGGTGGCAACGTCCTGAACAGCAAAGCCACTGCGAAAAAATATTTGCTCCCATAGGCGAAACTGCTAGACGGCTTGATGTGCGTCTCAGCTTTCATCCTGGACAGTTCTGTGTACTAGCTTCCGAATCCAAAGAAATCCGTGATCGCAGTGTTGAAGAATTTGAATACCATGCTGACATGGCTAGGTGGATGGGGTATGGTAAAACATTCCAAGACTTCAAGATTAATGTTCATATTTCCGGCAAGCAAGGTCCTGACGGCATACGCGAATCATTGAAACGGTTATCCCCAGAAGCGAGAAATTGCATCACTATCGAGAATGACGAAATGACTTGGGGTGTCGAATCCAGTATTGAATTGGTAAATGATTGTGCATTGGTTCTTGACCTGCATCACCACTGGATCAGAACTGGTGAATACATGGATCCCAAGGACGACAGAGTCAAACGCATTATAGATTCATGGCGTGGTGTTCGACCTGTATGCCATTACAGTGTGAGCCGAGAAGATGTTTTGATTGATCATGCCACTGATGTGTTGCCCAATCATGCTGAATTGCTTGCGGCGGGATACAAAAAACAAAAGATGCGAGCGCACAGTGACTTTTATTGGAATGTGCCATGCAATGACTGGGCACTCAGTTTCTGGGATCAGTTTGACATCATGTGCGAAAGCAAAGGCAAAAATCTCAGCAGTGGCTTACTATATGACCAGTCTAAGAACTAGAGCAAGTCGTTGACCAATACGCACCTTGTTCACGTGATGCACGTAATCGATATCTGCTGGAGCTAATACATAGGTTCCTACTGTGGGAGTGAACGTGCATCCCTGATTGGGATATACCAATTCGCCACCAGCAAAATCTCGATTCAAAAAAACAATAGCAGAATGAGTCCAGGGTTTGATGCGTTTTAGTTTGCCATCTTCCATAATGGCATTGTCCGCATGAGCATGATTGAAAGCACCTGCAGGGTAGCACAAAAACTGTGCTATGTCCAAATTTTTTTTGGTATATCCCAGCTTTGTCAGTATGTTTTGTACTGTGGGATGATCGTTGCAGTTGGCTTTTTTCACATGGTCTTGTGAGTCAACACTGGCAAAATACACCATGTTCTTTTCACTAACTTGAGGAAGTATGTCGTTTATGAGCGATTTTATTTCTGCCTCACTAGCTATATTAGGTATTACAGTTATTCCGGCCATGTGTCTAAAGTGCCTGTACTTTGTATAAAAAAGTATTGTGTTAGTCTACGAGGCATATTTTGGTTTTGTCTAGCACCATGTAGCGTACCAGCGGGCCAAGTTACAAGCCTGTTGAATTTATTTTGAACCAATTCTGTAGTTATAAAATTACTATGATATTTGTCGTGTGCTTTTTCAAACTGTTCTTGACTAATTTTTCCCATTTGTAAATCTTCCATAGGATTGGTATAGTCGTTAATTGTTCTATCTATCAGCTCTTGTCTAGACCAATTCAATTCAGACCGCACTCTACATATTTCTAAATCGCAATCAGGATCCGGGTCTGGTGTTAAAAATACCTGACCACACAATACAAGTTTGTAATCATCTGTGGTCATCCTACACGCATCTGGATTTTTGCCATCAATGTGTACCCAGTTGTGATTAAAAATCTCAATGGGGTTGTATTCATGTTGCATGAAAAATGTGTTCATAAACACTGTGCGTGAATCCAGTTCGTGCATGTTGTATATGGCCTTTCTAAATTTCCAGAAATGTGCCAATGACAACTCTTGCAGTCCCACACTTCTCTTGCCACTACCGCAACCAGTTATGGGATAATCATTCTGTAGTAGATCAAGGATCTCGTTTGGATCCTGGTAAAAATCATCTACTATTCGAATATTACTCATTCACTTTTTGGTTTTCTTGGAGCACGTGGTTTTTTGGCGGCTGTTTTCTTTTTAGCCGGTTCAATACTTTCTATAACTGCCTGACCAGCTTGCTCAGGTACATATGGAATAGGAGTTGTTGCCGCGGGCTCTGGTACTTTGTAAGGTGCTGACTCTGCAACTACTTGAGCTTCTTCTTTTGGTTGTATTCCAAATAGTTTTTTGATATGATGTAACATGATAAAAATCTCCGTTATGTGTGTATTTATAGATATATAGTACTATGCAAAAAATACCGTTGGTAACTGTTACATGCGCAAGAGACTTGCCTTTGCTCGAATTACAGGCACAAAGTATAGAACAGCATCTAACAGAAAACAGCGACATTTATATTGTCGTCAATGAAGACGATACTGTGGATTGGCAGAATGCATTTGACAAATCTATTCGGCATCGTTATTGGAGACACAATCTCAAAATAATTTATCGCCAAGAATTTGATATAGACTGGCATACCTGGACACCAAGTGCAACACGCAACTGGTCCATGGGTTGGGAACAGCAACAGATATTGAAGCTGGCAGTAGCTCAAAAGGTAAGTTGTGTGGGCTATTTGATTTTAGACAGTCAAAATTTCCTCATAAGACCCTGGCTGGCACAAAGCAATGTACACAATCAAGTACCTTACAGATCTGGAAAATTTGTAATGCCCTTGACCACGTGGCATGCATACTGTGGCCAATTGGGCATTCAAGAATCGTATCCTACTGACGACACACTGAGTATTTGCACCCCTATATTTTTGCACAGCGACCTGGTTAGATCCTTGTTGCAATTCAAAGGCAGTTTAAATGATTTTGCACAGTGGTTTAAAGCCCTGAAAGGCAAAAGTGAATTTATTTTGTATTTGTTATGGGCAATTAAAAATGGTGGACTTGAAAAATATCACTACAGGGTATGGGACTCTATAGACGGGTGGAGTGGAGCTTATCTAAGAGATTCCGATAATTTTGATACAGATTTTGAATCCTTTATAAAATTTGTAGGCTTACACAAGCCGCATGCATGGGCCAGCATAAATCATAGAAGTTGGGGCGACATGTCTAACAGCCAGTATCAAAACACTGTGAACAAGCTGTCTGAATATGGTTTAACACCTGATTTCGCAGATTATAGAAAACACTATTTAGAGAGATACCGTTAATGTTGACTTCAGCAGATCCATGGCAGCCTATAATTTATAAAGATAATTATGGTGCATTAGATAACAGCACTATTATACAAAAAATAGATCCCATACTAGACCAGTGTACGTTGTCTAATGCGTATCTCGAAAAAAATGGTGGTGTAAGTAGTGTGCAACATTCAAAAACAAATAAAGATCTTGGACCCATCGCGTGGAATGAGTTGTCTGGACTGAGAGACTGGATGACTCCTAGAATCAAGCAGGCAGTTAGCAACTGGGGATTGCCTGACATAAATTACATAATAGATCTAAGTTGGATCAATCGCCATGGTCCCGGAGCATGGACAGAAGAGCATGTACACAGATCCACAGCATTTGTTGCCACATACTATTTGAAAGCACCTGAACACAGCGGACATTTGCTGGTGCGTAACCCTTTAGAATACCACTGGAACTACTACCCAGAGGGCGAGGACCTATCAAAAGAA